TGCTCGCGCAGGTAGGCTAGGGATCTCTGGGTAGGACTCATACAGTAGTTTATACAGTATAGGGTTATCCCTAGTCAAATTTCTTACAAAACCCACACAACCTTACAAAATAAATGTAAGATTCTGTTCATGGCAATAACGCCAGGTTTGAAGGAGAAAAAAATGCAAAACACAAATGTAAAAATTGATGGGTCTGTAAAGATTGGAAACGGCGCAAAATTACACAAAGCATATAAAGACGAAAAAAATCATTTATGGATTTGCTGTGGATGCCCAGGCACACAACAAGGCAGCGCATATCATCGGGCAAGATTTTTTGTAAATGTTGAACCAACTTGCAAAAACTAACCAACGGGGCTTCGGCCCCTGCTCTGAGGAGGGCAAAATGTTTAGACCAAATCCAGATGAGTACTACATCCCAGAAGACAAGAAGTATCCGTCCTGGGTGCAGAAGTTGTACGACGAGCAAGACAAGGCACAAGAGCGCCTAGATTGCTTAGAGAAGGCAGTAGTCCCAGAGCAGGACTGGCAAACCGTAGAAGACGAGATGACCAAACTCTACGACAGACTGAATGAGATTCGTTCTCAATTAGGGGACTACGCATGACCGCCGCCGAATACCACCAGCAGCAGTTGGAGCAGCAGGAGGAAGAAGAACTTGAATACCAGTCAGAAACAATAAAGAAAAACAGGGAGTTTCAATTCAAAGAAGCAATGTCAATCAAAGATGAGATGTCAGAAAACCACGCAAAAATGATTGCTTGTGCTCATACTATTAGGGACTCTAAGAATGACCATCAGTTTGTAAGAATTGCTATAAAATATTTATTAGAGGCTTTAGATGAGTACGAAACTTTAACGAGGAGAGTGAAATGAACACAGGTGTAGTCAATATCAGGGGCAAGGAGTACCAGACCGTAGCCTTGCGGGTGCAGAAGTTCCGCGAGGCGCACCCAGACTGGTCGCTGACCTCAGAGGTTCTGTTCCGTGATGAGGACTGCGTTGTTATGAAGTCAATCATTGCTGACGAGACTGGCCGCATCCTGGCTACAGGACACGCAGAGGAGTACCGCAAGTCCAGCCAAATCAACGGCACGTCTGCCCTTGAGAATGCAGAAACTTCAGCCCACGGTAGATCGCTGGCGGCACTAGGGATTGGCGGTACTGAGTTTGCGTCTGCCAACGAAGTACAGAACGCCATTCATCAGCAAGCACCCAAGAAAGTCCAAATCAACACGTTTGTAAAGAAAATAGAGGAATCGGAAAATGTTGAACAACTCAAAGCAAATTTCAAAGAAGCGTTTAGCGCAGCACAATCTGACGCAGCGGCAATTGCTGCTATCACCGTTGCTAAAGACAAGCGCAAGTCAGAACTGGCTGCTTGAGGGTCTGCCGTTCCTGGCAGTTTGCGTACTTGGCTATCTTATAATGGTGATGCTATGACTGACCTACGCAAAGGAGCAGAGATGGCGTTGAAAAGGTTGGAGCGCAGAGAGAGCGAATTACACAAAGCGAGAGCAGAACTACGCCAAGCACTAGCAATGGAACTGTTCAGCGAGGTTAGCCAAGAGATTGAGGAGGCTCTGAAGCAACCAAAGCGTGAATGGGTTGGGTTGACTGACGAGGAACTTCAAGATATTGCTAAAAACTTTAGTGCATTTATGACATTTGGTTTTGCAAGGGCAATTGAAGCCAAACTAAAGGAGAAGAACACATGAATAACATAGGAGGTACAAATGTATGAGGCTGAACACGTTGTTAAACTCGGTGATATCGCTCGCGATCTCCAGCGCGAACTGGCTCACGCGTACGATCCGAACAGAAGCAGGATTGTCCAACTTTGCCAAGAAGCCGAAAACCACATCCTTGCGGTCTACCGTTGGGCGAACGCGATCCATGAAGACGAATAGTGTTTCTAAGATCCTAGACCCAAACTGGTCTAAATTTCAGTACGTCCCCGCAGCCAAGACTGACTTGCGGGAGTCTATGGAACGCTACAAGAGGATGGTGGATGGTGGAAGCAGTCGAGAGGTACGTCCTGGAAAGGAAACGGCCAGTCACGAGCAAGCAGATCGCGGAGTACTTCTTGATTTCACGAAGTTACGCGAACCAGTTATTACGGAAGTCAAAAAACGTCGGGGTTAAAAGAATTGGACGAGAGAACTATTACTCGGAAAGGTATCGAGGGGCAAGTTGAAAGGGCTGCGGTTCGGATCACGGGCGAGAAGTTTTGTAATTCCTGTCAGCAGTACAGAAACATAGAAAACGGTCGGCTTATACAACGCGGAGAGAGGATGCGGCAATGGAAATGTTATGGTTGCTTGTCGGATGCGCGATTACGGCATGGGTTGTAGGGGGTATCTGGTTTGTATATACCTGCCGAAAAGCGCCAAGTTGCTGTGAGATTTTTGGAGATTGTAATCAAGGACGCAATTGTCCGATTAGAGGAAAGTGCAATGAAGAACACAACACGCATCTATGACTTTGTAACCAAATCGGGTACGCCTGTAACCCTAAAGCAGATTCAGGTGGCACTAGAGATGAAGCCAGGCATTGCAAGCGGTTCTCTGGCCTCCCTGATGTCTGCGAACAAAGTAGCCAGGGAACAGGTCAGCCGAGCCGAAGGTAGCACCGGAAGAAAAATCCAATGGGCGTACAAACCTGTTGCAAATCCGCAACAAAATTGATATGATTGTCGTCGGAGTAGTCCGTCCTCCTCCGGCGCTCCTTCAAGCCCAAGACCCCTGCATCGCCTCACGGCCTTGTGGGGGTCACCTTTTTAGGACTAGCAAATGAAACCGACGATAGTTATTGGCCTTCTTGGTGGTGGAAAACACGGCAAGAAGATGGAAGGCGGTCTACTGGAGCCAGAGATGGAAATGCCAGAGGCTATGATGGACAAGGCAATGAACTCCGAGAACAAGGCCAAGGCGGTTATGAAGGCTTCCTACGGCCCCGCTACTGGCGCTGACAAGTGTAAGCATTGCGAGTACTTCAATACCGACATGGCTGAACTGAAGAAGGGCGACGGCTTCTGCGAACTGTGGGAGTTCACCTGTTCCGAAAAGAACACATGCGCTGCCTACGAATTCAAAGAAGAAGAAGAAGGGGAAGAAGAAGGCGAAGAAGAATCCGAAGATTAACAATTCCACCCACGCCTTCTGGCATGACGGATTACAATGCCGTCTGGAAGTCCAAGCGCACCAGGGTGGCTTCTATTTAGGAGTGTAAAGTGCCGAGCGTATCCAAAGCCCAGAACCGTTTTATGCAAGCCGCAGCCTCTAGCGGCAAGATGGCCAAGAAGTTAGGTATTTCTCAGTCAGTTGCCAAGAAGTTTGTAAAGGAGACTGGCTCCATGAAGAACAAGCCTGAGTATAAGAAACCAAAGAAGTGACGTTCCAGAAACAAGGCTCTCCAAGGATCTATAAGGCTCTCTGGGAGGCTTGTAAGGCTAAGGTATACCCAGACATAGACCGTTACGAAGAATCGACTGGCTACCCCATAGACAAGGACTGGTATCACAACCTAGCCCTGCACACCCAGGTAGTGATGAAGGGATCAGAACTTTGCTATGAACACGGGCGTGTTTTATACAGTACTCTCCGACGGTTCTTGGAAAGCAGAGACTCTGTCCGAGTTGTTGAGACGGGAACGGCGCGAGGCTTCTCGGCGCTATGTATGGCAAAGGCGATCCAAGATTCAGGCAAGACGGGAAGCATCGTTACGCACGACATCCTCCAGCACAATGTAAAGATGTACTGGAACTGCATAGACGACCACAACGGGCAGAAGACCAGAGCAGAACTTCTGGAACCGTGGTCAGACATTATCAAATTTGTTAAGTTTGTAACCGGAGACAGTAAGGTTACATTCCAGCCACAGGAGTGCGACTTCGCATTTTTAGACGGAGCGCACACATACGAGGATGTAAGGAGCGAATATGCAAAACTTAAAAATCCGCGAGTGGTTGTCTTCGATGATTACACGCCTACGCAATTTCCTGGAATCTGTCGTGCTGTGGACGAAATCGGCAGTCAAAAAGGTCTTAGCAAAGTTTTCCTGAGATCTAATCGGGGCTATGTAATCTATGAAAATCAAGGAAGCGGCAAAGAGGTTCGAGGCTTATGACAAACGGACAAACAAAAAGATGGCCGAACATAATCGGTCTGGTGGAGATGTTCGCTCGCCTGTTCGGACGACCAAAGGCGCAAGCCAAGGCGACCAGTACGACCGAGCCAAGTTCATCTACCGCAAAGCCGCCCAAGCCCTTACTGCTGGACACAATCTGCAAGACAAGAGCGGAGCGCCTACTCCAGCAGCAATGCAATTCAAGCGCTGGGGAGCCAAAGTCCCCAAAAACCAAGAAGATCTCCGCTCGCTCAAAGCCCTCGGCCAAAGGCTCAAAGACCGCTACAAGCCGAAAGAAAAGTAAGAATGGCTGACCTATCCGCACCTCAACAAACCGAGTGGCTACGCAAGTTTGCGGCGCTTCTTAAGGGGCGAGAGGAAGTCCAGGCGCAGATGAATCCCACAATGATGGGGGCGCTCATGGATCTGATCCTGCCGTCGTCCCAGTTCGTTGAGAAGGCTTCTTACGGCGACCCGTTGTTCCGTATGCCCCCGTCTGGGACCGGCGGTTACATTCCTATCACGGCTGATAAGGAGTACGCAGCAGAGGCAGCCGGCCTTATTCCTGTGGCCGCACCTGGCGCAAAGAAGGCGTCCGACGTTGCCAGCAAAATTGTAAGAGAGATACAGAACCAGCCTCCTGTTGGGGCTATTGGTCCTCGGGTAACAAAGTTTGGCGACGTAAGTTATGACCAAAGGTTTGACCCAAGAATAAAAGAGCAGCCTCGGATTAAAGAAACAACCACTACAGTAGACGAGACTGTAAACCTAGATGTTCCGGCAATTCCGCTTACACAATTTGAGGGTTATCCGTTCATTACGAGTATGTCAGACCGTACCGCAGCAGGTGGGTTGCTGACGTCAATAAATGACGTTGCCTTGAAACGCCCAGTAAGGTTAGGTGGCGGTCAAGACTTCATGTTTGAAAATCCATTTGTATGGGCATCGGCAAAAGGTCCGGTAAAGCAGATCATGAACCAGGCCCAAGTACTGCGCGAAGTTACTGGTAAAGACCCACTTTATATGCCGTGGCGCATGGCCCCAACAGGCGGAGACTTCGCCACTATGACTGGCGAAACAATGCTTTCATACGCTGAGAGCGCATTACCAAAGAGTATAAAAAAGCAGATGGACAAGGAAATTAAAAAGATTGTCCCTGACTGGAAAGGTATAGATTCACCGGAGAGCATTAAACAGTATCAATCGTTCTCGGATGCAAACCGTAAAAAGATTAAGCAGACGTTGGACGTCGAGTTCAGGGATGTTGGCGGCTTAAACATTGGACAAGCCAGACTTGCGGTGTCAGATCCAAAGCAACTTGGCGGATTTGATGCCCAGATTATGAACATTGGAAGGATCTTCGCTGACAAACCAATGATTGAGGCTTCTGGTCACGCTTCTTACCCAAAGGGAGTACCAGGCGAAGGATTAGGAAGGGTAGATAAAGACATCAACATATTTCAGTTGCTGCCTAAGGTTGTAGAGGAGCGCGGCATACCCTCTGCAACTTCCCCAAGACAAACCGACATTCGGGCGCTACAAATGAAGCCTTATGCCGGAATCCTGGATGAGGAAACTCTCAGGCTCCTCGGGTATTAAACAAATACTTTGGGTCGAACTGATCTGCTAGTTTTTGGCTAAACCGCTTACTAATAAAGTTCTTGACCTGCTCTGTAGTCACGGAATCAATCCTACTGGCGACGCAGAATGTTTCGTGAAGGGTCAAGGCTTCGAGCATTGACTTAGACATTTTTACATCTGTGTTTACAATTGGCGACATAAAACCTCCTCATGGTTTGTAAGATTATACCATTTATCTAATAATCAAACTGTTGTAAACTAGCAACACACTTAACCGAACAACCTTAGAGGATTCGGACATGGAACAAAATAAACAAACGGAAGAAATTGGAACCGGAGCACCTGGCCCTGGCAGACCTAAGGGGTCAGTCAACAAGGCAACGGCAAAGGTTCGTGAAGCAATAGCAAGGATGGCAGACGACAACGCAGATAACTTTGCGCTGTGGCTGTCACAGGTAGCGTCATCTAGCCCTGAGAAGGCTTGCGACATTTACCTGAGGGCGATTGAATACCACATACCTAAACTGGCTAGGACTGAGCATACAGGCGCAGAGAACGGCCCGATCACCCTCAAGGTGGTCACGGGTATATGACAGAGCAGGTAGTTGAAACAGGATACAAGCCAAGACCACAACAGCGGCAGATTCATACCGCCGTGGCAGAGAACAGGTTTGTGGTGGTGGTCGCTCATCGACGTATGGGCAAGACTGTGGCTGCGATCAATCAACTTATTCACAGCGCACTCCAATGCGAAAGACCAAACCCACGGTTCGGCTACATCGCCAGCACCTACGGGCAAGCAAAGCGAGTGGCGTGGGATATGCTCTGTGACTTCACGCGGCCACTTAACCCTACTGTCAACATCTCGGAATTGCGGGTTGACTTCTTCGGAAGGCGAATCCAACTCTACGGTTCAGACAACGCAGAGACGCTCCGAGGGCAGTACTTCGACGGGATCGTGATCGACGAGATTGCCGATCAGAACCCGAAGACATGGAACGAGATTATCCGACCTGCATTGGCAGACCGGCACACGCCAGAGGCTCCAACGTGGGCGCTGTTTCTAGGAACGCCTAAAGGTGCAAACCACTTCAAAGACTTCCGAGATCGAGCAGAGAAAGAACCGAACTGGAAACTCCTTGAGTTCAAGGCAAGCGAGACTGGCTTACTACGCCAAGAGGAACTCGACGCGGCCCGTCTGGAAATGGGTGAGAGCAAGTACAAGCAAGAGTTTGAATGTTCCTTCGATGCCCCAGTTGAGGGTGCGTACTACGCAGGGATCATCCAAACGCTCGCTGCCAACCGCTTCCAAGAGTTCCCAGAAGATCATCTGTGTAAGACTTACACCGCTTGGGACTTGGGTGTGGGCGATAGTACGGCTATCTGGGTTTGCCAGGTTGCTGGTCAGGAAAAGCGCCTAGTCAATTACTACGAGAACCACGGAGTCGGATTAGATAACTATGTCAGATGGATCAAAGAAAACGGTTACGCGACCGCTGAACACATCCTTCCCCACGACGTCGAAGTTAGAGAACTGGGAACAGGTAAGAGCAGAAAAGAGGCTTTACAGGATCTGGGACTCAACATTCAAGTGTGTCCGCGCATATCTGTCGATGATGGGATTCAAGCGGTTCGAAGAACCCTCCCGTTTTGCTGGTTTCACCCAAGGACTAAACAAGGACTCGACGCGCTAAAGAACTACCGCAGAGAGTACGATGAGAAGCGCAATGTCTTCTACGACAAACCGCTCCACGACTGGTCAAGTCACGGCGCAGATGCTTTTAGATACTTAGCAGTAGGATTGAACACAACAAGTGACTGGGGCAAGCCCCTCGCAGTACCAACCAAATGGATCGTATAGGTCATGAAAATGGACGAAATTCAACTCAAAGGAATGTTAGATAACGAGATCGACAACGCTCTCGGCTATCTGGACACCGAAACCACAGAGCAACGTCGTCAGGCTATCAAGTCCTACAACCGCGATCCTTACGGAAACGAGGTAGAGGGACGCTCTCAGATCGTGACAGGCGAGGTGGCAGAGGCAATTGACGGGGCTATCCCTCAGTTGCTCCGCATCTTCACGCAGTCCGACGAGGTGGTGATGTTTGAGCCGAAAGGCCCAGGCGACGAGGAAAAGGCTAAACAGGCGACCGAGTACTGCAACTGGGTGTTCATGAACGAGAACCCAGGTGTCACCATCCTGCACGACTGGATCAAGGACGCGCTGATCTACAAGAACGGCATCATCAAGGTCTGGTGGGAAGATATGACCGAGGTGAACACCGAGTCCTACGAGAACCTGAGCCAAGACGAACTGACCATGCTTCTGTCTGACGGACAGTACGAGATCGTCAGCCAAGAAGAAATCCAGATTGGAGAGGTTCCTGCGCCCGTACCGCCGATGATGCAGGGCGTGGCAGGGTTGGATATGCAGATGGGCATGGAACCCGCTATGGTTCCCGTATACGCCTACAACGTCAAGATCAAGAAGATCGACAAGAAGGGTCGCGTGGTCATTGAGAACCTAGCGCCCGAAGAATTTATCGTCAGCAAGAAGACACGTCTGCTTTCTGATAGCCCGTTCTGCGCTCACCGCCGTCTGGCTACCCGTTCAGAACTGGTGGCTATGGGCTTCCCCAAGAAGGTCGTAGACGACCTGCCGACGTACAACGACTTGGAGTACACGACAGAGCGCGTGGCTCGCTTCTCTAACGGAGAGCAGCCGGACGATCCTAGCCTTGACCCGACCATGCAAGAGATCGAGGTCTACGAGGCTTACATGAAGGTGGACTACGACGGTGATGGAATCGCTGAACTGCGCCGTATCGTCTATGCTGGCCACGAGATCCTGGAGAACGAGGAGACAGACTACGTTCCGTTCTGCTCGCTCTGCCCTATCCCGATGCCGCACAAGTTCTACGGCCACAGCCTTGCAGATCGTGTAACCGACCTCCAGTTAATCAAGACTACGATTACCCGTCAGATTCTGGATAACTTGTACCTGTCTAACAACGCTCGGATGATGGTTGTGGATGGTCAGGTAAACCTAGACGATATGCTGACCGTAACTCCTGGTGGCGTGGTGCGGGTCAAGAACCCCAATGCCGTGACACCGATTACGGTTCCTCTGGTTGCCGGTCAAGCCTTCCCGATGCTGGACTACATGGATCAGATTCAGCAGAAGCGCACAGGCGTTACCCAGGCTTCTCAGGGCTTAGACCCCAACATTCTGCAAAACACTACCGCGACAGCCGTGGCGATGATGCAAAACGCCGGAGCCGCAAGGATTGAACTGATTGCTCGTATCTTTGCCGAGACAGGCATCAAAGACCTGTTCCGCAACATCCTGCACCTAGTCTGCAAGTATCAGGACAAAGAGCGCATCATCCGTCTGCGTGGCAAGTTCGTTGCTATCGACCCACGAGAGTGGTCTAACGAGTACGACCTGTCCATCAACGTCGGTCTTGGAACCGGCTCCAAAGAGCAGCAGATGGCTATGATCGCAATGATTCTGGACAAACAAGAACGGATCATCCAGCAGTACGGCCCTGCCAATCCTCTGGTGTCCGTAGGTCAGTATCGGTCAACACTCGGCAAGATGATCGAAGCCGCAGGGTTCAAGGATTCGTCCGAGTTCTTCCGCGAGATCACTCCTGAGATTGACCAAGCCCTGTCAAACCCGCCGCCACAGCAACAGCAACAGGTTGACCCAATGGTCGAGGCAGTAATGGCTCAGACACAGGCTCAGATCCAAGCAATGATGGCTAAGGCCGAGGCAGATATTCAGGTCAAGCGCGAGAAGGCGATGGCAGATATTGCACTTGCACAAGAGAAGGCCGCAGCCGAGATCGAACTCAAGCGCCAAGAACTAGCAGCACAGACAAGCATTGATGCAACAGCCGCAGGTATTCGTGCGGTAAGGGGAATGTAATGGATTACAACTCGTTTCTGATGGGCGCTTACCGAGACCAACTCGGACGGGAACCTGACCAGGGTGGATTGCAGTTCTACATCGACCAATTAACCAAAGGCGCGAAAACTCAAGAGCAGATCATTGCCGAACTCAACCAGTCGTTAGAAGGTCAGAATTACGACACTCAAGTCCTCACATCCGGCTACCGTAGCCTGTTTGGGCGCAATCCTGAGCAAGAGGGTTACCAGTACTGGATGAGCCGCGTACAGACCGATCCTGCTATCTCTGCGGCAGTTGTGAACGACTATCTCCGTGGTGGCGCTGCCGGTACGGACATTGTTGCGGCGCAAAGCCCGCAGACGTTTGATGCCATGATGGTTTCTGCACTAGAAGCAGACCCGTTCGGTGGCCGTCGCGCTACGCAGGACATCTACAACGTCCCGTCAGACGCGGCCAATATCTCCATGATGGGTCAACAACAGGTGGCTTTTGTAAACCCTGTCACGCAGGCTCCGATCATCTCCACTTTTGACCCCGTTACCGGAACCTACACGTTCACCGAAGGTAACCGGACGCTATCGCCTGGTCGCGTAGCCGAGGCTATCTCTATCGCCCGTGGCTCTGGTGCGCTAAGTGGAGTCGAGGCAGACGGTCTGATGAACCAGTTACAGTTTGCTACGCCTGAGAACATTTATGACACCCTTGCCGCACCCCAGGCTGGTGTTGTTATCGACCCCAGATTCGGTATGCAACTAGGGGAAGACGCAAACATGGCTACAGCGCGAGCAGAAGCCGCAGAACGGGCTACGGTCTTGGCCGCTATGGATCAGTCCTACGCTCCTGCCTACGATCAGTTTGGCAACCAACTGGTAGCCGCCGGTCAACAGAACCCGTTTGCTCCCGGCAATTACGCCGCCCCGACGATGGTTCGTCAGGGTGACATCACGACACCGCAGAACTTTGGTCAGCAGTTAGGCCAGACGATTAACCAGTCCTTTGCTGGCTCTAACTTCTTGGGTGCGCCGGTAACGCCAGGGTTCTACTCTGAGCGCGGGTTCGAGCCGACCTATGTCCCGTTTGCCGCAGGTCAGCCCCAGTTCCGATCAGGTGTTGCAGGGTACGCGCAGAATATCCCGCAGGGCTTCCAGTTCGGTATGCCAGGGGTTGTGTCGTCATTTAACCAATTTATGCCTGGCCCGTTTGACCGTGGGATTATTGACTCGGAAGGCAATTGGAAGCCAACGCCAAGTCCGGCGCAAGCGGCTTATGACGAGACGCAGAACATTGATTCTTCAGAATACGACGGATGATCGAAAACCCACACCTACGGGCAGCAACCCTGCTCAACGATGACTTTTTCAAGGATGTTGTAAAAAAGCAACGAGAGTTGTATATTAACAACGTTCTAAACTCGGACGAAGATGCGGTGGATGTACGGGAGAGATCCCTGCAAAAACTGCGTGGATTAGACGAGTTTATCGCTTCGCTTCAATCCATGTCCGCATCAGCGGAAATCAAGGAAAAGCGTTGGAAGATTTTTTAACAACCTAAGAGGTCACAATGGACGACACCAATCCGCAAGGAAGTGTTAAAACAGTAAGAGATGCCGCTGGTGCATTTCTCGGAATGATGGAGCCAACGGAGCCGCAAGGCCAACCGGAAGCACCGCAGGAGGAAATCCAAGAGCAGGAGTACGAGGCTTCTGGAGAGTACGAAACCGAGGAAGCAGAGCAAGGCGAGGAATCCTACGAGGAACCTCAACAAACCCCCAAGTACCGCGTGAAAGTTGATAACGAGGAACTGGAGGTTGACGTTGACGAACTCATTAAAGGCTATTCCCGCACATCGGATTACACAAAAAAGACTCAAGCCCTCGCAGAACAACGCAAGGCAATTGAGGCTGAAAAGTCTAAGGTTGAAGAAGCCGCAAGACTCCGTGACCAATACGCCCAACGACTCCAAGTGATCGAGCAGATGCTCACACAGAGTCCGCAGGAAGATCTAGCCGCACTTAAAGAGACTGACCCCATTGGCTACGCCGTGAAAATGGCAGAGCAAGTGGAGCGCGAGAAGCAACTCTCTGCGGTTCGTCAAGAACGGATGCAACTGGCACAACGCCAACAGGCCGAACAACAGCAACGCTTACAAAGCCACCTGTCACAGGAAGCGGAACGCTTACGCGCCGCCATCCCTGATATGGCAGACGAGGTTAAAGGCGAGGTAGTTCGGAAGGAAATCAAAGACTTCGCGAGGTCGATTGGTTTCTCTGAGCAGGAGTTGTCGCAGGTCTATGACCATCGTGCAGTTCTGACTCTTTACAAGGCTATGCAGTACGACAAATTGCAGAAGTCCAAGCCAGCAACCGCCAAGCGTGTTGCCGAGGCTCCTAAGACTCTGCGCCCTGGAACGACTCAACAGAGCAATCCAGACCAAGATGCCGTCAAGAAACTTAAAGGTCAACTCAAAAAGACCGGCAAGCAACGAGACGCAGCCAAACTATTTGAACGCTTTTTATAAGGAATTATCATGCCTACGTTTACAAGATTTGATGCAGTTGGAGCACGGGAAGATTTGGCGGATGTCATATACAATATCTCCCCACAAGATACGCCCATTATGAGTTCCATCGGTAAGGGCAAAGCAACTGCCGTTTACCATGAGTGGCAGACGGACTCCCTGGCTTCTGCTAACACCTCCAACGCTGCTGTTGAAGGCGCAGACGCTTCTGCTGCAACCCTGACCCCGACGACCCGTATCGGTAACTACACCCAGATCGTTCAGAAGACCGTTCAGGTTTCTGGCACTCTGGAGGCTGTTGACAAGGCTGGCCGTAAGTCTGAGAAGGCTTACCAGTTGGCTAAGGCTTCTGCCGAACTGAAGCGCGACATCGAGGCAATCATCACCGCTAACCAGGGTCAGTCTGCCGGTAGTTCTGGCTCTGCTCGCCTGCTCGGTTCGCTCCTGTCGTACATCAAGACCAACACCAACAAGAACGCTGCAAGCACGTTCTCTACTGACCCCACAACGATCGGTGTTTCGACTCGTGGCGACGGTGCTACCCGCACTTTCCAAGAGTCCATGCTCAAGGATGTGGTTCAGAAGGTGTTTTCGTCAGGCGGTACGCCCACTCTGTTGGTCGTTCCTCCCGCACTCAAGCAGGTTGTCTCTGGCTTCCAAGGTCTGTCGCAGCATCGCTATAACAGCAATGCAACTGGCGACATCACCATTCTGGCTGGCGCTGACCTGTATCAGTCGGACTTCGGTGTTCTCCAGATCGTTCCGGATCGCTTTATGCGTAGCCGTGACGCGCTGGTTCTCGATCCTGAGTACGCATCGCTCAACTATCTCCGTCCGTTCATGACCAATGATCTGGCTAAGACTGGTGACAGCGAGAAGACTCAGATCCTCGCCGAACTGACGCTGGAAGTGAAGAACGAAGCCGCTCACGGTATCGTTGCAGACCTTTCCGCTACCTAAAAAGTAGAGTAGAATGTGGGGCGGAGCAATCCGTCTCACATTTTTGGGGCTAATGTGAAAAAACTAGGTACAGACGTACACAAGGGTACGGTTAAGTCGTACTACGCAGACGGCGAGGGTGGGCTGGTAATCAAGTCCGAGACAGACATAACGCCGTTCATAGAGAAGAACAAAGCAGAATACGCACAGATCGACAACAAGGCGAAGTGGGGCGAACTTACAAAGATCGCTTCTATACCGTTTGCTGTGATCCAGATGCTGAACGAGAAAAAGATTCTGCGAGGATTCCACATCGTTGACCAGAAGGCTCTAAAGGCTTGGTTGAACGATCCGGAGAATCAGTATTTCAGGACGCGCCCAGGGCGGGTGTAGGAGGTAGCATGGCTAAAAAGAGGGTGGCCATCTGTATCCCTAGCAGGGGTGAGATGGAGATTGGCACAGCGTTTGACCTGGCCAATATGGTTGGGTTTGACAGTCGTTACCGCAAAGGAGACACGGTTCTCTACACGGTCAACGGCACATTGATATTCGATCAGCGCGAGAAACTCGTAAAAGAGGCGCTGAATGACGGTGCGGATTACATTCTCTGGATAGACGCAGATATGCGTTTCCCAAAGGATACGATCCAAAGGTTGATCGCACACAACAAAGACATCGTAGGCGTAAACGCCACTACTCGCTCGATCCCTGTAAAGGCTACGGCAAAGAACCTGCTGGTTGACCAAGAGAACCGCGTCAACACATGGAATCAGGTATCGTCTAAGAACAAGACAGGACTAGAAAAGGTCACGGCCATCGGTTGTGGCGTGATGATGGTCAAGGCTGAGGTCTATAAAAAGACTCCGCAGCCGTGGTTTTGGTTCGAGATGCTTCCTGGCGACAAGTTACTAGGCGAGGACGTTTACTTCTGCGTTAAGGCGTATGACGCTGGTTTTGACACTTGGGTAGACCACGGGTTGTCCAACGAGATCGGGCATATCGGGTCTTACACCTTTGGATGGCACGACATTTCATTGGAAAACGAACATGGCTCTGACCAATTACTCGGATCTAAAGACCACGGTAGCCAACTACCTGGGTCGAACGGATCTAACAAGCCAGATACCTGACTTTATCTCTCTGGCCGAACTTCGCCTGTCGCGAGACATCCGTACCCGTAAACTCCTGAAGTCAGTAACAACGACTATGACGGGTGGCGATCCTACTGTGGCCCTGCCTTCTGATTTCCTAGAATTACGAGACATCTACCTAGACGGAACCCCACGGATCTCCGTGTCGTATCTGTCGCCAAGTTCATTTACCCGTGATGCTCGCGCTACCGACGGTGGCCGTCCGGTGTTTTACACGGTGCTAGGGCAAGAGTTTGAGTTTGCTCCGATTCCTGACAGCAACTACACGGTAGAACTGCTGTACTACTTCAAGCCCACAGCAATGTCGGATTCTGTCGCAAGTAACGAGTTCCTGGCGAACTATCCAGACGCACTCCTGTACGCCAGTCTTGGTGAGGCCGAGCCTTATCTGATGAACGATGCCCGTATCGGTACATGGGCAGCGATGTATGACCGCGCAATCGCCCGTATCAACACGTCTGACGAGAACTCAGAATATGCTGGCGCTCCCCTTTCAATGTCCGTCACAACGAGGTAATCATGTCTGAAATGTCGAACTACTTGGAGAATGGCCTACTTAACGCCGTTCTCCGCAATACTTCTTACACATCACCGTCAACCGTTTTCGTGGCTCTGTACACGTCAGATCCAGGCGAAGGCGGCACAGGAACCGAGATCTCTGGTGGCTCTTATGCCCGTAAAGACGTGACTTTTGGTGCGCCTAGCAACGGTGTCTGCACGAACTCGTCTGCGGTTGAGTTTGCCCAGGCTACTGGCACATGGGGAACCGTGTCGCATATTGGTCTGCACGATGCAATTACGACAGGCAATCTCCTGTTTTACACGGAACTCACGACTTCCAAGACCATTGAGTCTGGCGACATCTTCAAGATCGCTGCTGGTTCATTGAGCGTTACCCTTGCCTAATGCCGCTTACCTTAGAGCAGTTAGACCAGTTCGGCACTCTGGAGTCGATGCCGCAGTATTCGCTCGACCACGACTGGTACGCTGACAAGGTTTGCGGTAATTGGACGTTAGACGAACTTAACAATTTTGGTAACTTAGACACCATCCAGATCTCGCTAGATAGCGCGGTCTGGGGAACGGCGTGTATCTACCTAGACGCACCGGCGGCGGTAACGGCTAGTGCTAGTGTGGCGGCAAGTGCTGTACGGGAAAGAACCGGAGAGGGACTGATCGTCTCCTCTGCTACCGTATCTGCTGACGGCTTTGCGATTCTAGGCGGTTCTGCGGCGATTACAGCCGATGCTACGGTTTCGGCTAGTGGCACTAGGGTTCAGCAAGGTCAGGCCGTTATAGAGGCTTCTGGTACGGTTACGGCGAGTGCTATCACGGTCAAGTCCGGCGAGGCACTAATATCGTCTGCCGGCACTATGTCTGCCAGCGCCTTCCGTATTACCGAGGGTGCGGCAAGTATTACTTCTGCGGCAACTGTTGTTTCTACGCCACAGAGGGTACGGACGTTTGAGGGATTGATCTCTGCCAGCGGGTCGATGGAAGGTAATGCAATCCGCTTACGCACCGGAACAGGCGACATCACGGCAAGTGCTACGGTGTCCTGTACGGCTGGATTTGAGGCGCAGGGTGAGGCAAACATTACCGCTACCGCTACGGTGGTGGCTAACGCCAACGCGGTATTTGTTGCAAACGCACAAGTTACGGCAAGCGCAACGGTTTATGCCGATGGTCGGATTCTTGGTGACGAGTGGAACCCTGTAACGCCAGGGGCAAATACTTGGAACCCGATAGCGGTGGGAAGTGAGACATGGACGACGGTCGCAACAGACCCAAATACCTGGACGAACGTGCCGGTGTCGTCTAACACTTGGACAACTAAATCTGCTGGAAACAACACATGGCTCGCATAGAATTTAAGGATTGGTTGCCCGATCAGCCTGGACTCACAGGGGTCGTCAAAGAGGCGCTAAATGTCGTCCCGCAAGCCGTGGGATATGGCCCTCTCAGGACTGCCGTGGACTATTCTCAGTCGGCCACAGAAGATCTGAACAACGTAGTTGCTGGCCGTAACCCGACAGACGGTAACACCGAGGTGTTTGCTGGCGGTGCTACCAAGTTATTCAAACTTGATTCAACAGACCTCACCTTAGATGACGTTTCTAAGAGTGGTGGGTACGACACACCTCCGGAACAGAAGTGGAGATTCACCCAGTTCGGTAATGTCCTAATTGCAGCCAACGCCGACGAAAAGTTACAAGGCTGGACTCTAGGATCATCTACCGCCTGGGCTGATCTCTCCGCAGATGCTCCTACTGCTCGCTACCTGACTGTGGTGCGGGACTTTGTGGTGGCCGGATACACGTCTGGAACCGATCCGCAGAAGGTGCAATGGTCAGGGATCAACGACGAGACCCAATGGACTCAGAGCGCGACCAATCAGTCCGACTATCAGATTATCCCTGACGGCGGCTCTGTCCAAGGCATTACGGGTGGTGAGTTTGGCCTAGTCCTGATGGAGAAGTCGATCTACCGGATGTCCTATGTTGGAACTCCGGCGATCTTTCAGTTTGACAACATTTCCCGAAACCTTGGGTGCTTTGAGCCTAACTCCATCGTTCAGTACCAAGGTATTACCTACTTCCTGTCGGATGACGGCTTCTACGCCTGTAACGGCTCCGAGGTCATTGGAATCGGCAACGAGAAGGTGGATCGGTTCTTCTTCTCAGATCTGGACGAGGCGTACTCATTCCGGATGTCGGCTACGGTTGACCCGATCAAGAACCTGATCGTCTGGGCATACCCGTCGTCAGGTGGGTCGGGAACCGTAAACCGTCTTCTGATCTACAACTTTGAGGTCAAGAAGTGGTCACGGGCTACGACATCGGTTTCGTTTGTCAGCCAGTCTGCAACACCTGCATTTACCCTAGAGGCGTTAGACGCTTTTGGGACGTTGGATAGCCTGACATCAAGCCTAGACTCCCGTATCTGGACTGGCGGTAAATCTCAGTTCGTAGGTGGCTCTGGAGCCAAGATTGTGACCTTCTCAGGTTCTAATATGACGGGTACAATCAACACAGGCGACCTAGAAATACCAGGTCAGTTTTCGACCATTAACATGAGCCGACCCCTAGTGGATGGCGGTTCAGGATCGGTGGCGGTTGCGACACGACGACTACTCTCAGACGCGGTATCTTTTGGCAGTTATACCGCAGCAGACGCAGAAGGACGAGCAGCGTTTCGTTCTACGGGGCGTTATCACCGGCTATCGGTTCAGCCGTCAGGCAACTGGACTACCGCCATTGGCCTTGACTTCGACATCGTTCCTCAGGGTCAGCGATGACATTTAGGGTTCTACCGTATCAGGGTGGCACACCTCGTGAGATTTCCGAGGTGGTCAATAACCTGATGAACGGTAAGACCAACAACACGGGATCGGTCACGATTGCGACTGGTGGGGCAACTACCACAACAATCACGGATGCCCGTATCGGTCAGGACAGCGTTGTAATCTTGATGCCTACGTCGCAGACAGCGGCGAGCCAGGAGTTTCCTTACGGGTCGTTTAGTAGTACTGCTGACCAGACGATTGCTAGTACGACAACCGCTTATGCGATGACGTATGACACCACGGACTTTTCCGACGGTGTGACGTTGTCTAACAATTCGCGCTTAGTAGCGGGTTACTCTGGGATTTATAACCTGCAATTCAGCGCACAGTTAAACAACGTAAATGTACAAATTCAAGACGCAAGTATTTGGTTCCGTAAGAACGGCACAGACATTCCGAACAGTAACAGCGACTTCTCTATACCAAACAGTCACGGCGGTGCAGACGGACGACTAATTGCCGCGCTAAATCTGTATGTAGATCTGCAAAAAGATCAATATATTGAGATCATGTGGTCTGCTACAAGTACAGATGTGACCCTGCAAGCATTGCCAACCAGAAGCAGCCCTACGCGACCTGCAACGCCATCCGTGATTGCGACAATGCACTATCTGTCTACCAACGGATATACGAGCAACATTTACTTTGACCCGTTTGTATCTGTGACGGGTAAGGGGACGGCGACCGTATCTCATGCGCCGAACACGATTGCTGGCAAGACCTTGGATTACGTCATAGTCGGATGATCGATATACGCGTAGTCCAGCCGACAGAACTTAAATCTTGGTGGCAGTTTGTCAAACCAGGACTAGAAACGATCCTTAAAAAGTCTCCTGAAGACTGGATTCCAGAAGATGTGTACGCGCAGGTGTTCTGCAAGAACGCGCTTCTGTGGGTGTTTGTAGAGGAAAACAGGCCACTAGGTTTTGTGGTGCTAGTGGTCAGACCAGAGACAGTACACGTTTGGTGTCTGTGGTCTGCGGTGCGAGATCGCCTAGAGGAAGGCTCTGAAGTCTTCTGGAAGGCGCTAAAAGAAGCAAATATCAAGCGAGTGACATTCGATACCTGGCGTAGAGGTTGGGATCGTGTCGCAGTCAAATATGGTTTTTCACCCCGAACGTGGGTAAAGGAGTTGACATGAGTGGTGGTGGCGGCGGTACGAATACCGTAACAAGGACAGAACTAGACCCGACGATGAAGCCGTTTGTCCAGTACGGACTAACGGAAGCACAGCGTCTATATTCACAGCCCGATACCCTTCAGTATTACCCTGGACAGACCTTTGTTGGCCCTTCTCAGCAGACGCAACTGGCCCTGCAGGCGGCACAGCAACGCGCCTCTATGGGAAACCCTCTGACTCCCGCAGCGCAACAGACCGCGCTCAACACGATTCAAGGCGGTTTCTTAGGGCCGAATCCGTTTCTGCAACAGGCTCTCCAGCCTGGTTTTGATGCTGCACAGCGTCAGTACGAGGGTTCCGTAAATCAAGCCCTGTCTAACTTCTCCCGCGCTGGTCGCTACGGTTCTGGCGCTATGACGGGCGCTCTAAATCAGGCAGGTGGCGAATACGCTCGCGCTCTGACAGGAGCCGCAGGGACTTTGGGTTACCAGAACTACGCAGATGAACGCGCTCGCCAACAGGCTATGCTCGCCGCTGCACCGCAACTGGCACAAGCAGACTACGCAGATATTCAGCAGATGGCTAATGTTGGCGCACAACAAGAGGCTTATCAGGAAATGGCGATGGCCGATGCGGTCAACCGCTTTAACTTCCAGCAACAGGCTCCCTATACGCGTCTCCAGTCGTTCCTCTCAGCAGCCTACGGTGCTCCGTCAGGGATGCAACAGATCACGCCTGTGTACCGCAATCAACTTGGAAGTGCAATTGGTGGCGCTCTTACTGGCTACGCTCTTGGTGGCGGCCCAGGCGCAGGGGTTGGCGCTATTGCTGGCGGTCTCTTAGGATAAGACATGAGTGGAATCGAGCCAATTATTGCCGCAGAAGCAGCAACGGCTACGGCGGCAGCGGCAAGCACAGAAGCCGCAGCGATAGCGGCTGCAGAAATTGCGGCAGCAGAAGCGGCTGCAGCGGCAGCGGCAGAAGCGGCGGCAACCGCAGCGGCGGCAGAGGCTGGCACAGCCGCAACAGCAGAAGCGGCTTTAGCAGAAGGAACAAAACAAGCGGCTTTGGAGCAGTTTGGAAGTAGCGCTGGTGAGTCTTTGTTGTCAGCAGAGATGGCTCCGCAAGACTATATGGCCCGCGAATTAGCCAGAGAGTCCGCTCTTAATAGTTTTGGGGTTAGCACAGAGGCAATTCTTGAGCAAGAACTACTGAATCAAGAACTTGCTCGGCAAGGAGCGTTAGAGCGTTTTGGTCAAAGCGCATCAGAAATGCTACAAAGCCCAGAGCCAACATTGTTCGATCAGGCTTGGCAAAAGACTTTGACGCAAGGAATGGACGCTGACCTTCCTGGGGCAACTATGCGCTCGATTCAGGCTGGCCTTCAAAACAATGCATTAAACACGCTTGGAAGCCTCCCGCAGTACTTGGGTATGCCAGCACCTCCTCCTGGCGCAGGTAAGGCTTTACAGGCTGCACGACTGCTCTCTCCGCAACAACAAGGCGGCACACGCACAAGCGTTGCTCCTCCGATGATGAACCGTGGCAAAGAAGTGTCTCTGGCCGCTCCCATTTACGGACTGCTTGGTGGCGGTGGACAGATGCCTAAGCGTCGTCGCTTATCACTTATCTAGGATACGCACATGGATGAATACGAACAAATAATGGGACTTCTCGGATTAGACCGAGACAAAGTTCGCCAACAGCAACAGACGCAAGGACTGTTAAACGCAGGTTTGCAACTTCTTGCTGGCTCTGGCTACTCTCCGGTTCGCAGAACCACAGGAGAACTGCTAGGACAGGCAGGGATGGCTGGTATGCAAGGCTACCAACAGGCTGGCGAAAGTGCGATTGATCGTGCGATTAAGGGTATGCAAGTTCAGCAGATGGTGCAAAAGCAACGCGAAGCACAACGCCTCCAGCAACTTGGCTCACGGTTAGTGGAGCCTCAGAAGGCTATGGTTCCTTCTACGGACGCAGAAGCCCAAGAGGGTGGCCTTTACGGTCAGCAAGGCGTGAACGTGCTTCCTACCCGTATGGGCATGAACCAAGACGTTGTTCGTCAGTTGATGTCAACACCTGCTGGCATGGATTATCTGAGCAATGTTGTAAAGACACAGCGTGAACTTGCTGGCAAGACAGAGGTTATTGAAATTTATAGCCCGTCTGGCCAGGCAATGAAGGTTCGTTACAACGTAGACACGGGTGAGTACACGCCAATCGGTAACGCAAAAGCGGAGCCGTTTGTTCAGGTTGACCGCGGAAATGTGATTGAACTTCGTAGTCCGTCAGGAAATCTAATTGGATCGTTGCCAAAAGGTGCTGCGCCTACAGCGCCGTCATTTTCAATGACAGAGACAGGGCAGATTCTTAATACTAAGACAGGTCAATTAAGAACTCCTACAGACGAGCAAGGAAGGCCTATCATTATTGACCAGTCTGCAAAAGCAACAGAAGGCGAGCGTTTGTCGTCTGGCTTCTATATGCGTATGGCAGACGCGTCAAACACGTTCAGACAGCCTCTCAAAGGCCCAGATGGAAAGCCAATTACTAGAGGAAATAATGTCTTAACCTTAGAAGATGTGGCATCAAAGCCGGAAGTGTTTGCAGAAGTTGTTGGCGGAATTATTCCTGATTGGTTAGGTGGTAAGGCCGCACAACAGTTTGCTACTTCTCCATTGCGCGAACAATACGAACAGGCTCAAGAAAACTGGGTTACTGCAAATCTTCGCAAAGAATCAGGCGCTGTAATTGGCCCAGAAGAAATGAAAAAAGAAATTAGAAAATGGTTTCCTGTTGTTGGAAACTCGCCAGAGGTTATTGAGCAAAAACGTAAAGCAAGACAGACCGCTGAAGAATCAATGCGTAAAAATGCTGGTCGAGCATTATCTGTTCAGCAAACACAGCGCAATGTAACCGTGGACTACTAAAATGCCATATTCGATTACTACGAAAGACGGGATAACGATTAACAATATCCCCGATGACGTTGCTCCTGACTCGCAAGAGTTGAAGGATCGCGTTGCTAGGATTCGTGCTGGAGAAACAGAAGCGCCACGCGAGGCAAAGCCTGCCGCCCCTAGAGAAGCGCCTTCTGTTGCAAGCGTTTTGCGCCCTGAATTTATAAACCCAGAAGTTCAACGACAAGCAGGTTTGTTTGCTAGGACTATCCCTGGCGCTGCTGCAAATCTAGTTGGATTGGTTGGAGACCCATTAAACGCCTTGGTAAACCTAATTACCGGAAGCAAACTTCAGACAATTGGTGGCGCAACAGAAAACCTGATGACGCAAGCAGGGCTTCCTGAGCCGCGACCAGGGCTGGAGCGTGGTATATACAACATCAACACGGCTGCATTAGGAGCAGGTGCGCCAGCATCAATGATTGGTCGCGCTACAAGAGCAATTCCAACTCGCGCTCCAGCGCCACGAACCGAACCGTCATTTGCACAACAGAACGTGGTTCAACCACTTCAGCAAGCGTTTGGTGGAAATGTTGGGTTGCAAACAACTGGAGCCGCTGGCGCATCCTTGGCCTCTCAGTTGGCTGCACAGGCTGGCGCTGGCACGTTTGGTCAGATTGGCGCTGGATTGCTTGGCGGCGTTGTTGCCCCCACAACATTACAAACGGCTGGATCAAGAACAACCGCTGGCGCAAGAGAGGCTGTACGTCCGTTTACTGAGGCTGGCAGAGAAGTCATCGCTGGTAATGTTCTTCGCCAATTGTCAGCGGAGCCTGATGTCGCAGCATTACGGGCAAGTTCATTTGAGCCTCGAGTCCAAGGTTATACGCCGACAACCGCACAGGCTACTAGAGATGTGGGTCTAATATCGGCAGAAACACCAATTAGATCGTTTGATGCAACGGGCCGGTTTGCCGCACAAGCAAGTCAAGCAAACCAAGCACGAATGACCGTTCTTGATCGCCTTGCAAAAGACAAAGACGCGCTTAATGCCGCAATTGCAAAACGTGACGAAATTTCCACGCCGTTGCGTGAACAGGCTTTTGCACAATCAGCGGTAACGCCAGAAGTACTGCAAGCATCCGTAAATAATACGGTTGTAAAAACAATAGATAACATTCTTGCATCGTCTGCTGGGGCAAGACAGCCAGTTAAAAACGCAATGCAGTTTGCCCGTGAGCGTCTGCAAGACGGGACAACACCAGAACGCCTGTATGAAGTACGCAAGGATTTGCGCGATGCAGCACAAGGATTGCTAAACAAAGAAGGTTCTGCGTATAACCTAGCCAAGAAAGAACTTGAGTCTGTAATCAAGTCTGTGGACAACGTCTTAGAGGCAGAAGCGCCTGGATACAAAAACTATCTAAGCAAGTATGCTGCTTCTAGTCGTGGCATTGAAAGGTTAGAAGCGG